TGTCCTTGCGTTGCTGTATTTCTTGCGCTCGAAGGTTCAATTCCTGCTGTTTAAGGTCAATTAACGGATCAGAATCCTTTTGATTCAAATATTCTTGCTCCTCGGCTACCAATTCCTCGGTAATTTCCACAATTCGCTGTGCAACCTGCTTTTCCAGCTCCATTTGGAACTGTTGCTGCAATTGCGGAGGTATCTGACCGCCAAATTGTGCTGCTTGCTCCTGCATGACTTGCGCATTCTGCGCTTCCACCTCTTCTCGTGCCATAAAGGAGATATGTTCCGAAATATGTGACTGTAAAATGCCCATTGTCGGCGGATTATTCGCCACTAAGAAAGAACTCATGAATGCCTGATGCGCATCAACGTGCGCAGCATGATCCTGACCTTGAAAAGCTTGCAATTTCATCATCTGTAAAGACTTCGAATTTTCCATGGCAGGATCTTCCGGTTGTGGTTGCTGCGGGGGAGGAAGTATCATGTCAATATCCCGTACGCCAAGTGCTTGGTACATTCTTCTGTATGCCTCATGCATGTTGTGCATTGGAGGATTAGAAGTTGCCATTTGCAATTGTGTTTGCGCCAGTGTCACACGCTGTGACATCGAGAATATGTTAGGATCAGAAATAGGTAGAATGTCCACCCGTTCGTCGAAATCTTGTTGCTTAATAATTCTATTACCACCCCGTACCGCATAAGGATATTCCGGTGGCAAACTTTGTGCTAAAACTTTTGCCAGTAATTTAAACTCTACTTTTTGCCCGTAATGCAAACGCTTATGTATCGCGTTCATGACCTTTGTTCCGCGTTCCATGATGGCCATAGTTGTGCCCACAGGATTGGCCTGTGAACCTTCGCCCATCTTGTTATCGGCAATCGACGCAAAGCGTCTTCCTGCCTCGACAACAAAACCTAAAAGAGCAAACAGTGTCTGTGATGGTTCCTTGTATGGAATCAACATCAACGATTCGCGGATGGCACCTCCTGGCGCGTCGACATCCCGGAATTCTCCAGGTTGAAGCGGTTGATCGTCGTCCCGAACGCGCAACCCTCTAGCTTTAAAGCCTGCGGGGAGATTGGACAACGTACCTGCATCAATAAGTTGTCTAAGCGCTGAGGTAGCTGTTCTTGATAAACCCCCGAGCATGTGGATAAGACCAAAGCCATAAAAGCCAAGGCCAGGTAAAAACTTGTAGTGGACAAAATAGGAAATCTTTTTGCGAAGCGGATCTTGTTCTTCATAGTTGCGGTAGATGGATAACACTTTTCCCGATCCTTCGTCAATAGTGACAACGTAGGGTAATTTGATTCCCGTTGGCTCATTTTCCAGCGTATCTTCAAAACCTGGAATATCCAAATCACAATGAAATTCGAGTAAAATAATTTCTTCCGCATTGATTGTTTTCTCCGCACCTTCCAATTTGTCATACGTTTCCTTCGCCTCATTCGGTTCCGGTGGTTGCATCGATATATCAATATCTCGGTACATCCCGCCCACTTGTTTCTTGCGCAATTCATTCCCCATCATTTTTACAACATGCGTAATGCGCTCGCATGATTCCATGTCGGTTGAGACATACGGAATCACCACATCTTCGGCTGGAACAAATTTTGATACTGCTCTATCCTTGACTTCGTCGTAGTAGACTTTTCGGAAAGCACTTCCTGCTAATGGTAGATGAAATAACATCTGATCGAGTTCCTGGTCATACTCTTCCATGACATAGGAAATCTGATAGTTCATAAATTCTTTTACACGCTGAGACTGCTCTTCTATCTCCGGTGTTATTTCACCTACGATTTGTGTTCGAACAGGCCCTTCTGGTGGCAGTAGTTCCTTGTACGCTTGCGCTTGAAACTGCGTTACCGTCTCCGCTAGCAATGGATGCGTGACGCCCGTTGCACCAGCAAATGGTTTGGAGCGGTCCTCGTACTTGAATCCTAATAAATCTAATCCTTCACTATAGGTTTTCAACCAAGAACTTCTTGCATCTTTATCAGCTTCGTAGTCACCAACTAATCCTTTTGACAAGCTCTGCAGTTCATCATCCGGAATCACTTCCGCGAGGTTCGCGTTGAATGCGCCCTTGCCCGATAAGTCCGGTAATGGATTGACGATCGCCGATCCATCTTCCAGCATCATCGCATTGTTCTCCATTCCGGGCAATGAAATTTGGGCCTCGGAACTTGGTTCGATTTCCAGATTAATATCTTCGTTTACTTTTTCTATGGCCATTACAATCTTCTTGTTAAATGATTAAGGGAAACAATGCCGCCTGCATTATAACCAATTTCAGCATCTCTAGGCCTCATGGTAACATCATGTATTGTATTTAATATACGGTTCAAAAAACCTTTTTCGCTTCTACCTTTTTTTTCTGGCTCATCATATTTGTCAGTGAAATGTACTTTCATAGCAAAATCGTCCATGGCTTTATATTCTGAAAACATTTCATTTAATCGGTCGTAGTCTGGATTTTCTTTGCGTCTTTCTTCTGTAATATCATTAATGATCCTTGCTGCCGGCTCCGTACCAAAACTTAGTTCTGCCACACGTGCGTTTAAGTAAGTAATCATTTCATTTGTTTTTTGAATAATATCTTCTCTGTCACCAACAAGTGTTCCATCTGGTGTTCCTTCTTTATAACCAAGTGGCCTTGTCATGTCATATATATCCGCCATGCCTCCTCCTTTGAATCGTTCTGTTGGCGCCGTTTCTTTTTCTTGCGTAGGAAGAGGAACAGTGACTTCGAGTCCTTTTTCATCCTCTTCATTTAATCCTTGCATAAGTTCTTCATATTCCTGTGTTCCTTCTTTTGGTAATTCACCACTACCCATTTCCGTTGTAATGAGATGTCCCACAACTGGAAGTGCTTTTCCAAATCCAATTTTTGTCAGTAACGTCGCTGTAGTTCCAATCGGAACCGCCCATTTAAGCTTCAGTCCCCGCGCAACTTCCTTTACTTTTTCGGCGGATGATATTTTTAATTTATTTACTTTTCTTTGTAGCTTTTTTGCGTCATCCCAAAATTCTTTTTTTGCGAAAGCTGAATTTTTTTCCGCATAGTATCCAATCAATCCTTTAATTCGACTTGCAAAATTTTCCAATCCTGACTTTCCTGAAAACATTCCAACATTTTTATATGCTCCGGTAGATGCCTTGTTTAAAAATTTTGTTATGCGATTCATGTTGGAAGCGCTTCTGTCTTTTGTATCAATACCAACTTTTGCCGCTGCTTTATTAAATCTTTTTATGTCCGCCGATCCATCTTTCTTAACAAACCCAGCTTGTTTAACTAAATCAAAAAAAAGATTTGGCTTTGTACGCACACTTGCAATATTTTTGTCAATTTTCGCAAGTCTATCCTTAAGAAGCATGCCGCCCGTGTCATAGCCCGGCAGCGAGGCAAGGCCTCCCTTGTTCATCTCCATTCCATACTCGCGGTACAGGTCGGAGCGAATTTCAGCCGCCAGATCATCATTGCCTTCCTCTATCGCGATTTTCAGCAAAGTGATCAATTCTCTTGGTCGTGTGTCTCCTGGCATAATCTTTCCTTACGCCGATGAGGCGGCTTGCGCCGCCACTCGGCTGACCCAGTCAGGGGTGCGTGCGTTTAAGGCTGACTGGTAACTCATTAATATCCTCGTTTAGCTCGTTTCGGTGCGACCATCAGGCCGCCCTTGTATCTCTTGACGATTCCGCCTTCAGCAGACTTCAACAAATATTTTTTTGCTTGTTCATGTTTTTCTTCTTCCGTCAAATTCTTCCAGTCCGGGCCTTTATAAGGTCCGCGTCCGTCTAATTTCCCCTTAGACTTTTTAAGCTTTTTTTCGTCTTCAAGTTTTTTTAAAAGTTTATCATAAGTCTTCTTAGATTTTTCTTTATCTATACCTGTTTTTTTAAGTTTTTTTCGTAATTCCTTTAATGCTTCTTCACTCATTAGTAATACTCCCTCTGTTTCATGGTCCGCGGTTCGTCGTAGTAGTCATCAGGGAGCTGGACAAAGTTGCCCTGGCGGTATCGCATGAGCGCCTGCGTCGTTGAATCGACGTAGTCGTCATGGTCGCCAAAAGGAAAAGCCGCACACTCCTCTATCACCTCTTCTGCCCAACGCTCGTCCGGGTACCATACTTGGCCCGCCTCGAACATCGGCGCCACGGAATTTACCCGCACATGCTTGTCATGCCCCCTGCTGGGAGTATAGTTCACAACGGGAATTCCTGTTGATCTTAACTCATCTGTCAAGGGAAGTCCAGAAGCTTTTGCTTCCACAATCACTGTTTCTGGTTCCCAGTACTTATACTTCTCCATAGCACGCTTTTTAAGCTCTGTAAACTCCCATCTGTTCCTTTCGGCATCTAAAAGTATAATATGCGGTTTCGCCTTATTGGGCGGCGTGAAAATGCCCCAGGTTGTGATCGCTGAATAGTCAGCCGTCTCTTTTTTGCTGTAGGCGGTGTCATAGCTCTGGATGACGTGAATCAGATCGGGAATCGTGTCCTCTTCCCATTTCTTCCACCATTCCCTCTTGATAATCGAGCCTTCCTCGGCCGTCGGGTTCTGCTGCCACTGCGCCTGCCACTTTTGCTCGGTGAGCGACGCCTTGGTCGCCACCAATGACTCGATGTCCCAGTATTCCGGCCACACGGGCTTGCCGCTTGGCATGATTGCCGGAAATTCTATCAGTTCCCACTGGTCCGCCTTCGGCTCCTTCGCCTGCGCGCGCGTAAGCTGTCCCGTCAGATCCTTCACGGACCATCTTGTCATGACGATAACGATAGCACCGCCTGGCTGCAAACGCTGCCGAGGACCAGAAGTATACCACTCGTAGGCGGAGTCCAGGGATGTCTCGGAGAGAGCATCCTGCTCGGAATGGGGATCATCGATGATCAATAAGTCCGCACCACGGCCCGTGATGGCACTGCCCACGCCAGCCGCGAAATACTCGCCGCCGTGATTCGTCTCCCACCGGCCGGCCGCCTTCGAGTCGGCGGAAATGGCCACCTTGTCAAATATCTGCTGGTAGATTTCATTATCGATCAGGTTCTTCATCTTGCGGCCGAACCGGACAGCCAGTTCGGTGGTGTGGGTGGTCTGGATG